AGACCCTGTTATTCGCTCCCGATGGTAGCGCCGATATCCTCGCACAGATCAAACTCGTCATGGAGGCGCGCCCGTTCCCCGAACCCCAACCCAAACCCGAACCATGAGAAAAGGCCAGAAAAAACCTAAACGTTTCGATCGACAAAGCGTAGTTCAAGCCCAGCTGGATGGCAGGATAATCACCCAAGCTGCAAAGGACGCAGCGCGCCAGCAAGCTTTAGCTGCCAAGCAAGCTTTACTCAAAGAAATCACTCATGAGCTCGCGCCCGAATTGCGCTTATTGCGTGCTCGTAAACGCAGAGATGAGCAATGGCGAGCAAAAGCCGAAGCCCAGGAAAAAGCCAAGGAAGACGCGCTTAGTCCAGCCAATATCGCTGCCGGGATGCGGGTAGCGGCGAGTATAGGCGCGTATTTCAGGGAAAAATGGGGTACGGGTCCAAAACGGCCTTCGAAAAAACAATGATGGACTAAAGGTTTGGTGCTCAACATCTTAATTTTTGCAATGCATCGGCATCCCATCATTGGGACAAATCCGCGTAATGTGAAGCTAAGATCAAGAGCGAAAAGACCTTAGATTATTATAACATAAAATAAAAACGTTATGAACGAACGGCAGGAAAAAGCGCTGATGGAAGCGTGGCGAGCGCAATATGATCACGGGCTGGATATGGAATGTGCCCGCCTAAAGGCCGAAGGGGTACGTTTTAAGGCTGAGTTCATGGAAAATATGGAATTTGCCGCTTGGTATCTGATCGATGACGCGGTACACGAGAGCCCTGAACTCAAGCTCGCGCTGATGGCGGACCTGGGGATAGACGACGAAGCAAAGCTTGTGGCGCTTATGGCACGAGTCTTGCTCAAACACCCTGAATATTTAATGGAAATGCTTGATGGCTGGCTAGCGCAGGGAGGGCATCCGACTTTTAATGAAGCCCAGAAACGGCGGGTGATTTATTTCTTGCGGGAAGGTCGCTGGCCGACATAGTAAGCTAGCTACCATGAGCGAAGAGCTCTTAGCCGTGACGCCCTTTAAACCGCCAGTCTACCAGAACCCTGGGGGTAAACCGCCGACCTCTATCCCGCCGCCTGGGCAAACGAGCGTAACCCAGGCACAAAACGTTGTTACAGGACGTTATGAAGTGTTTCGGGACGGTTATCGGATCGCGGTGGCTAAGACCAGCTTTCATGCTAGTGAGCTGGCGGCGCACGCCACCAATTCCTGGCCTAATCCCTATCAGGCCCCGATCGTGACCAGTTTCGAACCCCCGGCAGGTAGCTAGGAAAAACGCTTGCAGTTCCGCTGTTGGTGGGCCCATAATATGAGCCACTTATGAGCGACGGTGACGGCGGCCAATGGGTTCCTCCGATTAAATCGCGCCAGCCCGGCAGCGTAAAATCGGCAGACACAACTAAAGCAACCACGAGTGGCATCAAGGAGAGCGATTCCAGCCCGGAGGTCAGTATCCGCAAAAGTATCGGGTATAACCTCGGGAGCCAGCTCCAGCAAAAGGATACCGGGATTCATATCCAACCGTAGTCCTCAAGCGCTCTTCTAGCACCCCCCGTGCCTGCGCCCGGCCCGAGTCTGCCCGCGGCGCGTTATGTGCCGCCCCCGATCCCGTTGCCGCCGACCGCGTTCCCGGTCGACCCCGACGACGTTCCCGATTCCTTAGAAGAAATCTTAAAGAGCGGCGATACCCGCGAACCGATTGCCCAGGCGCTCGCGTACCTCTTTTACGTCGATTCGACCTTAATCTCGATCCCGGATGCGCCGGTTGACGGCGTAGCCTACGGTCGGCAGGATGCCGCCTGGGTCCCGATTGAAGGTGCCATTGGGCCACCCGGACCGCCCGGGCCGACCGGGCCAACCGGCGTACAGGGGCCGATGGGGTTACCCGGCCAGAACGGGCCGCCAGGGCCAGCCGGGCCACCAGGGCCCTTAGGTAACCCCGGACCGCAAGGCCCCAGCGGGCCGCCCGGGGTCCAGGGACCGCCTGGGGCAGCCTTAAACTTCAAAGGCAATGTCGCGACCCCGGCCAATCTACCGGCGAGCGGGAACGCGATCCAGGACTTCTACAGTGTCACCTCCACGGGGCACGGGTATTCCTGGAACGGCTCGGCCTGGATCGATGCCGGGCCCTGGATCGGGCCCGCCGGACCGACCGGGCCCACGGGTAACACCGGTGCAATCGGGCCCGCCGGGCCGCAGGGGGCCCAAGGTAACGCCGGCGCAGTGGGTCCTACCGGGCCGCCGGGAGCCACTGGCAACGCCGCTACGATAGCCGCGGGGCCCGTAACCACGTTGGCTCCGGGTTCGCCGGCCACGATCACCAACGTCGGTTCGAGCTCAGCTGCCGTCTTCGATTTTGGTATCCCGCAAGGCGCGACCGGCTCACTTGGGCCGCAAGGGCCAGTTGGACCCGCCGGGCCCACCGGGCCACAAGGCCCGATCGGGGTAACAGGCAGCCAGGGGCCACAAGGCGCTACCGGGCCAGCCGGGCCGCAAGGCGCACCTGGAGGCGCCAGCGCCAACACGACCTTGAGCGCAGCCTTTACGATGCCGGCAGTCAACGGGACCGCAACCGCCAGCGTGGTGAACGCCAGCGTGTTCGGGGTCGGCAACATCGTCTTTATTCCGCCGATCGGTTACCTGTCCGTGAACGCGGTTAACGCCGGCACCAACCAACTGACGCTGGCGAACAATCTGGCCGTCGCGGCTAACCTCGCTCCGGGTTCGAGCGCGCCCAGCGGTAACGCTGTAAGCGGGGTCGGGCCGCAAGGGCCCGCGGGTGCGACCGGGGCGACTGGCGCCACGGGGCCACAGGGGCCGGGCGGTAATACCGGGCCGCAAGGTGCCACTGGTGCCACGGGTGCGACTGGGGCAACCGGAGCCCAAGGGCCGGCTGGGGCGACGGGTGCTACCGGGCCGCAAGGCCAGGGCTACAACTGGCGCGGCACATGGTTTGCCAGTACGACCTATAACGCTTATGACTCGGTTGGCCGGAACGGCTCAAGTTATGTATCGGTCACCAGCGCGAATCTGGGCAATGATCCGGCGACCGATACGACGCACTGGAACCTCTTGGCACAGATGGGCGCTACCGGAGCTCAGGGCGCGACTGGCGCTACCGGGCCGACCGGGCCGGCAGGCCAAGGTTATTCCTGGAAAGGCACCTGGAGCGCGGCAGTCGCGTACGTGCCTTATGATACGGTTTCTAGTGCGGGCTCGAGCTACGTCTGCATTGCGGCGCACACGAATCAGGTGCCGCCTAACGCCACCTATTGGAACTTGGTGGCGCAGCTGGGCGCGACAGGTGCCACGGGTGCGGCTGGAGCCACGGGCGCCCAAGGACCGCAAGGGGCGGCTGGGCCGACTGGAGCCACGGGCGCCCAAGGGCCCCAGGGGATTCAAGGGGCGACTGGTGCGACCGGGCAAGGCTACACATGGCGGGGTGCCTGGAGCGCCGCCACGGCGTACAACCCTTACGACACGGTCTCGAGCGCCGGGAGCTCCTATGTTTGTATCCAGGCGCATACCAACATCGCGCCGCCTAACCCGACCTACTGGAATTTGGTGGCGCAGCTCGGGGCCACGGGTGCCACTGGCCCGACCGGGGCGACTGGCAGCCAAGGGCCCCAAGGTGCCACGGGCAACCCCGGGGCCACCGGTGCACCGGGGACGGCGGCTAGTATCGCGGTTGGGACCACGAGCACGCTCGTGCCCGGAAGCGCTGCGACGGTGGCTAACTCAGGGTCGAGCTCGGTAGCGGTCTTTGATTTCGGGATCCCGGCAGGTGTAGCGGGTGCGCCTGGAGCAACGGGAGCGACCGGGCCGACTGGTAACCCTGGGGCGCAAGGTGCCGCGGGCAAGGACGCGGCCACCTTAACCATCGCGAATTTTACCGTGCCGGCGGTCGGGAGCACGGTCACCGTGTCAGTGGCTGATACGAGCTGGATCGTAGTCGGCCAAATGCTGTACGTCGACACCGCTGGAGGCGGGGCAGGATTGGCCGGTGCATTCCAGGTTCAATCGAAGACTAGCACCACGGTGACTCTGCTTAACCCGGCGCAGATGCAGCAGATCCCGCTGGCTTCGACCGGGCAGGCTGGGTTGATGGCACAGCTTTCAGGTCGGTCTAGCGACTACGTCGGGGGCGACAACGCCTGTCACGCTGTCCCTGGCGCAATCCCTGCGGGTACAGTGTGGGACTTTGCTGGAGCAACGCTGCCGCCTGGATGGCTCTGGTGCGATGGCAGCGCCGTTGACCGCACTGTTTACGCAGGGCTATTCGCGGCCATCGGCACCACTTACGGGACGGGAAATGGCACCACCACCTTTAACGTTCCCGATAGTCGCGGACGCGCTTTGATTGGGGCTGGGCAAGGCAGCGGGTTAACCAACCGTGTTTTAGCGGCCACCGGCGGTGAAGAAACGCATTTGCTCGTGAGCGCCGAAGTGCCTGCTCACTCTCACAACGTACTATGTTACAACCTGGGCGTGGCTTCAGGTGGCTTCGGGCAATATGTCTCTATTAACGCGGGAGGCTACACAGGACAGATTACTACTGATACGCAAGGCGGTGGCGGTGCTCACAATAACGTGCCGCCGTTTCTGGTCGTGAACAGAATGATCAAGACATGAGCTTCCAGCAACCCCAGGTCGGTTACGTAGTGGCCAGCGGTGCCCTGGTTAATCCCGGCGGTGCGCAAGGTCCTGGAGGCGCGGCAGGCGACACCGCGATGGTGGGCTGCATCCAGATGTATCCTAGCACGACGCCGCCGGCAGGCTGGATGGTGGCTGATGGGAGCGCGATTTCACGTACCACTTACGCAGCGCTCTTTAATTTGATCGGGACGATCTTTGGCAGTGGCGATGGCTCGACCACATTCGCGCTACCGGACCTGCGCAGCCGAGTGCCTTTGGGCGCAGGCCAGGGCAGCGGTTTAACCAATCGCACGCTAGCGGCAGTGGGCGGCGAAGAAGCGCACGCTTTAACGCTCGCCGAAGAAGCCCCGCATACCCATGGGATGGATCACTACCATAACTGGGGCGCGCAAGGCAGCCACGCGCACAGTGACTCGGGCCACACCCATCCGTATACCGGAGTCTTTGTCAGCGGCACGCAATGGGCCGCGAGCCCTGCCGCCTGGGGCCAATCGGCGAACACCACGGGCACCGGGTACGCCCAGATCGGTGCCGCAGCTACCCCGGCAGGCAACACCATGACCGCAGCCCAAACCAACGCGGCCTATGCTAATACAGCGGCAGCTGGCTCTGGCACGGCGCACAACACGATGCCGCCCTTTCTGGTAGTCGCCTTCATTATTAAAGTTTCGGTGACCGTGCCTGTGGGCGGACCAACCACACCGTTGGCCGATACGACCCAGTCGGGACTCTTGCGTCAGGTTTCAGGCTTAGTTACCGATTACATCGGGGGTGATAACCAGCCGCATGCGCTCCCGGCGTTCCCGACCAGCGGCTTTATTAGTAAGAGCGCGGCCTACACGTTAACGCCTGCCGACAACAACAAATATGTGATTTGTTCAGGCGGCAGCTGGACTTTGAGTTTGCCGGCTCCGGCACAGAGCTATGTGTGGAACGTGCGCAATGACCAGGGGATCACCGGGACCACCGGCACCATCACGATCCAACCGGCCAGTGGCACGATCGACGGCAAAGCGTCGCTGGGGCTTTTACCAGGGCAGCAGTGCACCTTGTATTGTGACGGTACTAATTTTCGCAGCTTCGGGCTGCAGCGCATCGTTGTTCTGGGCACCCAGGATATTACCTCGGCGGTGGCCAACGCCACCATCCTTTTGCCGGTCGGTTATCGATTATTCGAATTAGAATGGACCGGAGTCCAGACAGTCGCGACTGGGCCGATGTGGCTACGAGGCTATTTCAGCGCGGACGGCGGGGCCACTTGGCTGACCAGCACCGCGTATTATTACGGCTATTACTATCTTAGTGCGGTTTCCACTGTATCAGGGGGCTCAGCCAATGCTGTCAGTTCGGCTTACATAGGCTGGGGAGTAGACCAAGGCGGTGCGCGTGGACATATCCGGGCCACACTTTGCCCAGGCGGCTTAGGGCGCGATGCCAGTTGGCACTCCGACGGCGGCGGTTTTGCAACATCATGGCCGGGAAAGCTGGGTGCCTGGGGCTTTTATAACGGCCCGACCCAGATGAACGCGCTCCAGTATTTTCTTGATTCGGGCAACATCGCCCAAAGCTATCTGACCGTGAAAGGGATTGTTTAAATCTATGACCGCTAGCCAAATCCAAGCTCTCAAAGTCGGTGACCAGTGTTCCTGGCACGATCAACGCGACGAAACTAACCTCACAATCGTAACGGTGGTCCAGAACGGCCCTAATACGGTGGGGACCGAAGTTAATCCACTGGACCGCAGCGCCATGCTGCCTGAGACCGAATCCTACCTGGGGCTGCAATTTCCGGGTGACCCGCACATCCGGATCTTTCCGGTGGACAGAGATTTCCCGGCGCTAAACCCGCTATGAACATCCGGGTACAGAATTTTAGCGTAGTCCATTTCAAGGCGCCGGATCCGGTCACCAAAGAGCCCCGGGAAGTGATCCTGCTCTACGCTTTGGGGGCTGACGGCGTCATTTACGAATTTAACGGCGAATGGCAGGCGCTTCCCATTGATCCCGAGCGGGTTAAAACCCACTGGCTGCCGCCGCAGCGACAATCCACGAACTCTTAAACCACTAAAGTCTTATGAACGGTATCAGCCCATTAGTCTGGCAACCCGATGACACGGTCCATCAAGCTTTGAGCCGGATCGCGAACTCCGGGGATTACAAGGAACCCGTGGCACAATATCTGGCTGCGATAATTGACAAGTTTCTCTTGGGCGGCGCTGCCTCTGGCCCGCCCGGGCCGCCGGGGCCACAAGGGCCGATCGGCGTACCGGGGCCAGTCGGACCAGCGGGTGAGCAGGGTGCCACTGGGCCAACCGGGCCAGCGGGCGCACCCGGGCCAGCCGGACCGGCAGGGCCGGTCGGGGAGGCACCAGCTGATGGCACCCCTTACGTGCGCCAGGATCTGGGCTGGGTGCAGGATAAGACCGCACCGGCCAGCTCGCTGGTGTTAAGCGATGGCACGAACCAGATCACGATCGGGATCGGGCCCGATGGCGATCTGTGGGCCACGCAACAGAGCGGCCCTAATGCCGGCAAGGGCACGGATTTAACCTTTGGCAAATGGCAATGATGTTTCAATTGTCCAGTGCAATTGTGCCCCCGGGCGGCTTTATCTATGATCAGCCGCTAGCCGACGGTTCCCGGATGCGGATCACCGGGGCCAGCTACGATCACGTGCTCGAGCTGATCCTGAAGTTTCGGCTGGCGCATCTCGCGTTGTTAGTGCCCGGTGTTCAAGCGACCCAGGAAGCGGTAGCGAGCGATTATAACGAGGCCGTCTGCAGCCAGTACCCCTGGTTGTGCAAACCCTTAAACGCGCCCGTGCCGGACCCGAGTGCCGGCCAGGGCGCACCCGGCTTTATCCCGCTCTTTAGCCGGATGCTGGAAAACTTAAACGAGCTCAAAAACGCCGGGGCTATCCCTTACGTCGACCAGATGCAAGCCCAGAGCCGGGCGAACATCTGTATGAACTGTCCCCAGAACATCCAGTGGGAAACTAACTGCGGGAACTGCAACCAGAACTTGGTCGCGCTCTCCTACCAGATCCGGCAAGGGCGCCGGCTGGGGGCCGACTCGGCGCTGCGCGGGTGCCGGGCCTTCGGCACCGCCTTAGCGGTCAGTGTCTGGCTGGCTGACCCGGGCGGGGACGCCCGTTACCAACCGCCTTCAATCTGTTGGCGGGTTAGGAGCCCGGAACTATCCCAACCATGAACTTCGAACACCCAGACCGGTTCCGGATCACGCTGGAACTGTGGCGTTTTAAAACTGAGTCGCAATTTGTCCGGATCTGTTTCCAGGAAGATGAGCACGCTGAACAACACATCGATTTGCACGGGCACCAGGGGCCGGTCACGAGCCTCATGATTAACAAGGCCCTATTCAAGCTGGTCCGGTTTTTAGTGGACAACTCGGTGTACGGCGACGCCACGAGCAAAGAACGCCGGTACGGCAGGCGCGATCTGGTCCGGGCCCAGCGCGAAGCCGACCAGTTAGAGATTAAGTTCGGACCTTTGGAAAGGATTAGCGACTATGGCACTTAACGGTGAGGGCTACGGCCAGAGTGGCCGCGGCGCCCGGGCGATTGAACGCTTAAAATCGCGGAACCGGCGTTGGAACTCCGGGTTTAACATGACCGGGGACAGCCCTGGTTCTTCCACGCTCTCGCAACTTAACCCGGCTAATATCCCGGATAAAAGCGATGAACCCCGGCGCAGACCGATCGAGAACGCCCAGCAAGCGATCAGTATCTTTCGCCGGTTCCAGATCAATAACCGCAAACGGATGGGGCGCAACAAGACCGTCGCGGACGCTTACAACGGCCAAACACCGTATCCGCAAGGCGAACTGGATGCTGCCGAACAAGGCTGGCGCAGTAATTTCTCGACTCTGTTTATGGCGAGTCTGGTTGACCGGGTGACCCCGCGCTTTGTCGACGCGATCCATTCGATGAAGTTTTTGACCGCGTCGAAACTGCCGGTCGAATACGGCAACTCGGACGATAAAACCACGTTGTTCCGGGACCGGATTACGAAAACGATCCGGGAATGGAGCGGCTGGGCCGATTTCGTGGTCCGGGTTGCGACCGAGAACGTGCTCTACGGTTATACGGCGGGGGTGTTCATGGACGAGCTCAACTGGCGTCCGCGCACATTTGAAGAAGAGAAACTTTTCTTTGATGATAATAGCCCCCAGCATGCGCTGCAGCTGCCCATTTTCGCGGTGAAAGTCGATTATTACATTCACGAGCTAACCGAGATTTTGCGGGATGAAGAGGTAGCCAGCGATGCCGGCTTTGAGATCGACAATATCCGGCGGGCGATCAACGGGGCCATGCCGCCCAAGGAAGACATGTACTCTAACCCACGCCAGCTCTCTGACATGGTCCGGGAAGGTAACATGTACCTCTCTTACCATCGCCAGAGCCGGATGATCCAGACCGCGCATCTGTTCGTGATGAACTACGAAGCCGAAGGCGTAGACCACTGGTGGGTTAACATCAAAGCGCTCAATTGGAATGACGGGGTCATTGATGACAGTCAGGTTAATGTCCAGGTAGGCGATGACGAGAATAACCCGGCCTTGCTCTTCTACGGCGAGAACGTGGCCCGCAAAATGACCGATTGCATCACACTGTTCAGTTTCCAGGCCGGCAACACCAAAATTTTCGGGTCCAAAGGGTTAGGGCGTTTGTTAGTCAACTTAGATATCGCCATCAACAGAGCCAGGATGTGCTTCATTGATTCGATCTATCAACAGGGCCTGATCCTGGCGCAAGCCGATGAAAAGGATATCCCTTATCTCGCCCCGAAAGTCGCCTATCCGTTCATGTGGGTACCAAAGGCAGCGGATATTAGCAAAACGGCGTTTGAAGCTAATGCAGAAGCGTTCCTATCTTTGGATAACAAACTAACCGCTATCAGCGAAATCATAGCCGGCGCGTTTATTCCGGGCCAGATTACTATCCAGGGGTCCCCGGAACAGACCGCGACCGAAGTTAACATTGACGCCCAGCGCGAGAACGAGATCAAACAAGGCATACTGAATAGGTGGTGGACCCAGATGACCGAGTGCGTCGGCGCGATCCAGCGCCGGATCTGCAGTGTGGACAATATCCGGGCCGCGATCGAGTACGTCGCGGCGCGTGACGGGGCCCAGTCTGCCGGGCGGCGGCTGGTGACCCAGCGCAATTTTGAGATGTTAACCGCGATTGACCCGCATAACAGTGACAGTTACGAAGCCGCGCCGAATTTGGGCGCCGCGGACTTTGACGCGGTCCATTGCATAGTCGGGATGATGGACTCGGGGCTCAGCCCTGACGAGATCCTCTTTTGCAGCCAGTCCAGTGCCAGCGATTTCAGTCAGGATGTCGGCGTGTTACGCGACCAAGCCCTGATGCAATACGCCATGGTGGCCCGGGGCGACCCAGATATCGACCAGTACAAGTTAAAGGAGATGTGCACCATCGCGCAGCTGGGCCCAGAGCGGGCCAAAGAACTCCTTATCCCCGAACAACAGAACACGAGCTCGCTCGAACAAAGCCGGCAACAACTGATCGAGTTTAGCGCCATGCTGGAAGGCGAACCGATCGTGGTCAGCCCGCGGGACGCGCATCTGGTCCATTTCCGGGCTCTGCAAGCCCGGGTGTTCCCGATGTTAAACCAGATGGCGGCCATGCAACCGGCAAGCGCCGTCCCAAGCCAGATGATGAACTCGGTCACGATGGCGGTTCAGCACGGTGAAGCGCACCTGGACATGCTCTTGCAGAGTAAAGCGGTTAAACAAAAGGATATCGCCCCGGAGATCGAAGCTTTAAAACAAGCGCAGAAAATTCTGGCCGGGATCGTCCAGCAAACCCAGGCCGAACAAGCCCAGGCCCAGGCCCAGCAACAAGCGGCGCAGGAAGCCCAGGTCAGTAACATCATTACCCAGGTCACCCAGAACATGCGCGCTGCCGGGGTGCACCCGGCTAAAGATCGCCCTGGGGCGATCCTGGAAGCGGCGCTGGGGGGCGCTTACCCGATGGCACCGCCGCAACCGGGCACGAGCGCCGCTGGCCCTTTACCCAACCAGCCGCCCTTGGCCACCATGGCCGCCGGCGGTAACCCGCCTCAGTTCCCGAGCCCGTTTGGCGCACCGCCGCCAGGAGCCGCATGAAAGCGCCGGCCATCATCGCGCTGCTTGTCTTTTTTAGTCCGGCGGAAAGCTGGGCCGCACCGCCGCCCGGGCACGGGCACGGGCGAGGGCATCCTAGTCCTACGCCCAGCCCGACGCCGATCCCGACCCCGGCGCCCCAGGTCACCCTGGCCTGGACCCAGGACCCGGCTACCGGCAACCCGGATACGGACGCTGCCGGCTATTATCTCAAGCTCGGGTTTAGCCCGGGCGCAGAAACCGCCACGATCGATGTAGGTAATGTCGGGGTCTGGACCCTGGCCGTAACCAGCGGGGCCACCTATTACTTCGTCGTGACCGCCTACAACGCCGCTCGGCTGGAAAGCCCGCCTTCAAACGAGATCAGTTATACCGCGCCTTAGGCGCATGGAGTACGTAATATTAAGAACACATGATAATCCTGTATGGGAGATAATCGATATGACCACTGAACCGATGAGCCCGGCTGAACGCGCGTATATGCGCGAAGTGTTCGGGACCAGTGCCGGCATAAAATTCTTGAGCCAGTTAATGGCGATGAAACCGCGGCTGGTAGCCCAGGGCACTCTGGAAGAAACCGCCATGGCGGCTAAGGCCTTAAGCGGCTACGAGCAGGCGATTGGCAATATGAGCACGCTCTTGTACGAGAGCCCCAAAGCGCCTGAACTTAAAAGTGTAGATGTCAGAACCGATTAAATCATGGCTAACGAACATATCGAAGAGCAATCGACCAGTATCGATCACAAGCTCGAAGCGACCGATGCTAACAATCTGGCCGAGTTACACAAAGCCTTTGACGCCAGTTTTCCGCGTGAGGGCGAACCGACCTCTGAACCCAAGGGCCCGGCTAAAAAGCCCGAGCCCGGCTCAGGGCGCAGAGAGCCTGAACCCTCTAAGAGCGGCCATCACGCCCCGGTCCAGGTCGAAAAAGAACCCGAATCACCCCAGGGCCCCGACAAAGAAGAGCTGAACCTGCTTGGGGTGCCTGAGCTCAAGGCCCGGCCCCGCAAAGCCAGAGCCGGCGCACCGGTTGTGGAGCCCGAGCCTGAACCTGAAATCCCCGAGCCGGAGGGTGAACCCAAGAAAGAAGAGGGGCCCAAGGAAGATGAGGCCGACCCGGAGGTGGACGCTGTCCGGGTAAAAGAAAACGCGCACCCGGCGGTTAAAGACGGTATCCAACGGCTTAAAACCATCGCGCACAACCGGCGCAAAGAAAACCGGGACCTGATCCGGCGCAACCAAGCGTTGGCGACCGAGGTAACCGAACTCAAACGCAGCGGGGTCAGCCCGGAGATCCAGGCTGAACTGACCAAGTTGCGCGCAACCAGCCAGCGCTTTGATCTTTTGAATGACGCCGGCTTCAGAGCCAAGTACGAGGATCCGATTGCGCAAAAAGGCGACCAGCTTTGCCAGTATGTCGTCGAGCTCTCCGGCGGGAGCGAAGCGATGAAAGACTGGGCGCGCCAAACCAAGGAATTCGGTTACGGCAATATCCGGCCCGCGTACTGGGATAACGAGGTCCTAGACAAGATCCCCAGTGAAACCGAACGCAACCGGGTCGCGCGCATGGCCGCGGAACTGACCCAGTTAAGCGATGAACGTAACCGGGTGGTAAACGAGTTTGTGTCCAACCCGGATAAGGTGACCGAATACCAGCAAGCTAAAAGCCTGGAATGGTGGACTAATTACACCAGGGAAGCCAAGGAAGAAAGCGATCTTCTGATCAGCCAGATCGGGGACTGGGCGAAAATCAAGGATCTGGCGAATGCCAAAAGCGACGAACAAAAAGCCGACTGGGAAGAACACAATAAACGCTGCGAAGGTTATCAGACGCTCTTTGAAAAGACCATGGGCGACATCATTAACGGCGGCGCCCGCAAACATGTCCGGATCGCGGCTATGGCCATTTACGGCATGGATCAATCCCGGGAAAACAAAGAGTTGCGCGAAGATTGCCGGGATCTGGAGACCGAGAACCGGCAGCTCAAAGGCCAGATTGCCAAGCTGAGCCGGAGCCGGTCGATCCCGGGTACGCGCGGAGGCGGAATTGAAGTTAAAGCTGAGAAAGGTCTTTCGACTAAATCCGCCGAAGCAGCGTTGAAAGAATTCTGGAGCAGCCAAGGCTCATGAAAATTCGTTATTCACCGGAGCTAGAAGCGTACCTAAAACGCGAAAAACAGGGGGACAAAAATCGCGCGGATTTGTCCGCTGCGATTGACGTAAAAGTGGTGCACAAATTGCTGGCGGTCGGCGTCAGCGCCCGAGCGATCGCAACGCATTTAGGAATCGAGCTATCAGTCGTGCGCCGTATAGTGCGCGACTGGAAGCGCACGGTATTGCCGGGCATTTTAGCCGGAACGCGCCAAAGCTGGGGAATGTTCCTCTGAGGAACAGAAAATTTATGAGCTTCGACGAGGAGAACTTCCAACAATATATTATCGCTGCCGGGGTCGAGCTGGCCGCGCCGACCTATGGGACTAGTGTGCTGGCCCTGAAAAGCTGGATGCGGGGCGAGACAGAGTGTCCACCTGAGGCACTGGCCCGCTGGATCGCGGCACCCCGGCAACCGCCCGGTAAAGGCGAGCTGGAAGCCCATATCGCCGCGATGAGCCCGCTTGGGCCGCCGGCCCCGGCCCCGATGCAGGTCAGCGCCTTAAGCGCGCGCGTACTGGCTGATCCGGCGATTCAGGCCCGGCTTAAAGCCGACCGGGCAAGCCCGGCAGCCGAACCCGAGAGCCCCGGACCGGAGCGCAGTTTAGGCGAATTGTTCGGCCTGAGCCCGCAACCGGTCCAGGAACCACGGGAACCGGAGAACGAAGTAGTGGTCCATCCCGAGCCTGCCACCAACGGTGAAGGGCCGGCCTTTGTGATTGACGAGGCGGCTGGCCGGTACTCGATTTACCCGGCCAGGATCAAGACCAGCGTTTCGGTCCTGATGCCGACTATCCGCGATATTCCGCCGGCGATCTATTTTGGGCACATTGTGTTTTTCCGCAAGTACGAGCTCGGCCTGGAAATGCAGACCGACACGTTGCTGGTGAGAGCCAGGAACCTCGTCGCGCGCAGGTTCCTGGCTTCTAAAGCCCAATGGAGCTGGTGGCTGGACAGCGACATCTTGCCGCCGGTCGGGAACGCCGATTGGTTCAAAAAGAAAACCCGGACCGAAACGTTGGGCGCGACCCAAAGCGGTTACGACGCCCTGGAACGGCTCTTAAGCCATAATTATCCGATTGTCGGGGCGGTCTACGCGGCCCGGACCGCGCACGCCCAGATGATCATCCAACCCGATATCGATCCGCGCTCACGCGACGACCCTATAACCGCGGACAAAATCCGTAAAGGACTACTCCATGGACTCATCAATGTGGAATGGCTCGGACTGGGGTGCACACTCATCCATCGCCGAGTATTTGAGGCAATTGCAAAACAGAGCGCCCCGGACCCAGACCGACGAGCGGGGGAACTGGACTTTTTTCATACCGAAGGAAGCAAAGGGGAAGACGTGGGTTTCTGTGAACGGGCAACCCTTGCCGGGTTTAAACCGAAACTTGATTGCGACCTCGTCGTCGGCCACCTCGGACGGCACTGTTTCCTCCCAGAACACACCAGAGGTATCCAAGCCCGGAAATGATGAATGAGGTTCTTTGTCCTGCAATGGCTGATCAAAGGCCAGCTCCTCATGATAGTGATTGTGGCTTATCAGCTTTATCTGGCGATCTCGACCGAGATGCTGGACGAAACCTTAAAACAGGTCGAACGCGTCTCCAGCTGGCCGGTGCAAGCCTTGAACGTCGGCCTTTTCGTCCTGGTCTTAGCTATCTGTTGGCTCTATCTGCAGAGCACCCGCAAAGATCTCCAGAAATTGCAAAAGACCAACGAAGATGAGCGACGAGAATATATCGAGGCTCTTAGGACACTGGTCAGCGACACTGCCAAAGTCGTTGAGAGGAACAACGCCATCTTTGAACGAGTCGAGCGCCGGCTCAGCCGAAACGGTCAGCCCAAAGACGGTTAAACGACGCCGGATCGGCCCCGACACGGTCAACGACCTGATTTTCTGGGGGATGCAGTTGGCCTTGGTCGCGATCAGTCTGGCCATTGTCTGGAGCCGATTAAACGCCACTAATCGGGCGATTGAAAACCTGTTCCGGGCTCAAGGCGAAGAACTGGTCTTGGTCCGGCAACAGACCGAGGCAGCCCAGAAAAGCGCTAATATCCAGATGATTCAGGCCGAGGAAGCCCGGCAGGCTGAACATACGCGCTCGATCCAGTTCGGGGCCGCTATGAACACATTGCAGAGCGTGCTGAAACATTCCGCTGAAATCCAGGCGGCAGTCGACGATACCCTGGCTAAAGCGACCCAGACCAATGATCTGGTACTGGCGGCCAGCCAACAGACCAAGGTAGCAGCCCAACAAGCGGCCAGTGCCGCCGGCGGGGCTGCGGGCGCAGCGTATCGGGCCGCGGCTGTGTCCCAGCGCACCGGTGCAGTAGTCGCGACCAAAGTGGTGACAACTAATGCCCGAGACCAGCTCAACGCCCAGAAAGCCGCCCTGGCCCGCAAACAAGCGCAGCTAGCCCGCACCATCAAGCAGGTCAAAAAGAACGGCCCAACCATCTTTCAACGTCTCTTTAACCAGTAAGCCAATGAGCGAACCCGAAAACGCGCCGATTAAACCGGAACCGAAAAAAGAAGGGATCGCGGCTCTGGCCGACGCGTTCAAAGGCGCCGATCCAACCACTAAACTGATTCTGGTCGCGGTAGTATTCCTGGGCGGCGGCAATTTCCTCCAAGGGCTTAACTCTAACCATGAACAACGCCGGGAAATCGAGACCGCGTTAAAGGAAATTCACGAGTTGCGCGCGGCCCTGGATCCGTTAAGCGCCCGGCAAGGCGAAATTTTGAACCTGCTCAAGGAACTCCAAAAACCTAAATGACTCTGGACAGTCCGCCACTAAAGCGGCAAGAAATAATCAAAGTGCGGTGAAAAAAAATTCGCGGCACTTCTCGAGCTAACCACTAGAAAGAAAACCCACCCATCATGCCAGTCTTAGACGCAGTGTTTGTCGGCAAAGTCTATCTGCCCGAGATCGGCGGCGGCCCGATTGTACCGCCCGCGCAACCGGGTCAACCACCCGGCGTGGTCAGTCCACCCATCTATTATCCGCCGGTTATTTCAGGGCCACCCGGGCCGTGGCCAACCCCGCCTATCTACCTGCCACCCGCCGGGGGCGCTCAGCCGCCATTAGGGATCTGGGGACCGCCAGGGCCGTGGCCGACTCCGCCGATTGCTCCCGGTGGGCCGACGCCGACCCCGCCAATTTATTATCCGCCTGCCGGTCAGCCTCCCGGCATCTGGGGACCGACTGATCCCAGGCCGACGCCGCCGATTGCGCCCGGTGGTTCGCCACCAGTTATCTCAGGACCACCCGGCCCGTGGCCGACGCCACCGATCTATCTGCCGCCCGATATCATTCCCGGCCTGAAACCAGAACATCCGATTTACATTCCGCCCCCGAGCGCACCTGGGGTGCCCACCCATCCAATCGTCCTGCCTCCGCCCGAGTCAGGGGAGAAGCCCGAAATCTTGGAAAACTGGGATGCCAAGACCTATTGGTCAGCGGCGACCGGCTGGGGCGTGGCCATCGTGCCTAGCGCGGGCCATTCTGGTGTACCGACCCCGTCTTAAAAGCCATTGAACGAAGCGTTCAGTATCGAAGAACTAATCGAGTGCGCCCGGCGCGAGCTGGGCGTACGCCGGCGGGTCTACCGGCGCATGGTGTTAAACGAAAAGATGCCCGGGACCCAGGCCGATCGCGAGATCGCGTTAATGGAAGCTATTGTGCAGAACCTGGAACGCCAGAAAGAACCAGAACTGGAGTTTAACTTATGAGCGCTACGGCAGTTGTGAGCTTCGGTACAAACTGGATCATGCAACTCGATGAAAAGCCCGGTGTGCTTTTCTGGAGCTGTCCGTTGGCTGTCGACGCAGACGGGCACCCGGAAGCCTATCACCCGGGCGGTAGCCCGCCGGGCCTGGATTACCTGGGCAACGCCGGCAGCCCTGGCAACTGGTGGGGCATAGCCTGCGATGCCAAAGGCAAACCATACATCCAGGGTGGCGATCACCCCGCGCCGGGTTTTTACGTGTCGACTACGGCCCTGCAAGATAACACGATCCAGAGTCATAACCCGGCCCGGTACGTCGACAGTGGCCGCATCCCGTTTATCGTGTTGCCCTCCAGCCCAAAGTTCAGCGACAAACAGACCCTGGGCGATCTGGCGATGTGTTTCAATACCCAGACCGGGAACCTCTCCTGGGCCATCTACGCCGATATTGGCCCGGCTAATGCGATCGGGGAAGGTTCCATGGAACTGTGTACCTCTCTGGGTTTGTCCAACAGCCCTAAAAGTGGCGGCACCTCCAAAGAGATTATCGCCATGATTTTCTGGCCGGGATCAAAGATCGGTTGGCCCAGGCCGACACCGGAGTTGTCCAAGAAGGCCCATGAGCTGTTCACCGATTGGGGCGGAATCGATTCCTGCCAGGAAGCGATGCCGCAATTTGACTGGAGCAAATTCCGATGAGCTTAGGCTTGGTCTTACAGTTTCAGCCCGCGGAGCTGGAAGCTGTCTACGAACTAGCTACGCTCTTAGCTGATTGTGAAGAGGCCCCGCGCCGGACCCAGGAATTTATCCTGTTCGGGCGCAAAGACGTACCGCCCGAAGAGATGGCCCGGATCCGGGGCGCGCTCCTAGGCAAATTCCCTAAGGCCATCGCAATCGAACCCTGGGATTTCGCGACCGGCTGGCCGCACGGGCCCAACACGATGTGGTGCAGCCTAATGCGCCAGCTCTATGATCTGGCCCGCAACGGCCAGACTAAAGCCAGCGGGTTTCTGACCTTCGAGCCCGACTGTATCCCGTGTGCCCGGGATTGGCTGAGTCGCTTAGAAACAGCCTGGGAACTGGCGTTACGGGACGGGGTCGAAGTGCTGGGCCATATGCACCCCAATAAAGAGGCCCCGACCCATATCAACGGCAACGCCATTTTCGTGACCGATTTCTGGAAACGGCACGAGGAGGTTACCGGCTGCCACGGCATGATGAGCTGGGATACCGAATTCGCCCGTACGATCCTGCCTGTAGGCCGGGACACGCCCCTGATCAGCCAGTGGTACCGGATGCCGGACTTTAATTTGTATCAGTGGAAACAGATCATTAAATCGGGGTGCGTATTCTTTCACGGGGTGAAAACGCCCATGGGCCGGGCCATTGCGCGCCGGCAACTGTTAGGCACCCGGGTACGAGCCCGTATTGCGGTGCCTAAACCCAAACCGGCTAAAACCGCCAAACCGAAAGCCAAAACCCATGCCCGGATCCGGCCAACCGCGCACCGGCGCGGATAGAGACGCGTATTTTAACCAAAGGATTGCCGAACTGGCCACCAAGGTCGGCTTGCACGATACCAATCTGTTGACCAGCCAAACTCAGATCCAATTTCTCTTGGACCAGTTGACCATCACCCAGAACCGGCTGGCGCAATTGGAAGCGGCACAAAAAAGTTCGACTTAGTGCTTGTTGGCAAATCGTCTACGACCCAAGGATTGCTCTGATTTTGTTGCCCATCTCAGATTTCCCGGTTCACCGCGATTGACAAAATATTTCATTGTTGTTTAATTTGATGCCGCAGTCTTCCCGTGAGGTTTCGTCTGCTATATTCTGATAGCCTCTCCGCCCGTCGCCGGGGCGTGTTGTTCGGGTGTACAACCAATTGGTCCGGGAAATTCATTTCCCGATACTAGCCAATCAATCCGAAGAACGCAGTAAAGAAGAGGAGAGCAATATGGGAGATTGTCTGGTTACACCTCGGCAAGCCCAAGACTTTGGAAATAAAGATATAAGTAGGATCACTGGGAATGTGCTCCGCTTACTTGTTCGCCGCAGTCCGTATATCGATATTTTGGACGGCGGCGTGTTCCCGAACGGCGTTTCGGTCGATCAGCGCGCCATCATCATGGAGCGCCCGGTCATGAATATCAGTCTGGTCCAGCCCCAGTTTACCGATGACATTTTCATGTGCGGTAACACCGGTACCGCGGCCCAGGTGGGCTCGACGGAGTACACCACGCGGCTGCAAAGCTTGCGCGGGGTGGGCCCGAAATTGTGCGTCAAACAGATGCGGGAAGCGTTCCAGGAGGCTTATATCGCCACCCAGGATGCGCTCCAGAAACAAATCCTCTACGTCATGAATTGTGACGTGCGCTCTACCTTGATGTTAAGGTCCGGCACCAAATGTAATATTAGTTCCACGCAACCTTTTGAGAACATGGTCACCGGGGACGCCCAGCGGATTGATACCGTGTTCCGCGATTACTGGTACCCGGACAGCCCGCTTAGCTTTAAGCTATTAAAGTACGCCGCTAACTGGATGCATGAAGATTTGCTCTGTGAACCCTTTGATAGTGATAAAGGGGTCGTGGCCAAATATATAGGTAGTCTCCAATCGATCGAACTAATGCGCGACGAGTTAGGTGTGCACCAGGACTTGCAATACCTAACAACTGGCCGGTATACCATTGGTGAAGAGGGTGTAAGCTCATACGCCTGGGAAGGACCCTATAGAGGATTAGCATTCGGCATAGATCAGCAGCCTTTGCGGTTTAACACCTGGGGTCCGAACCTGTTGCCGCAGTTTATCGAGCCGGAGATCAGCGTCCCGGTGACGATCGGCGTCGGGGCCCGGTCTAACCCGGCTTACCGGAGCGCTCTTTACGAAGTGGGCTTCCTGATTTTTGCGAACAGTTTCATGCGGCAGGTGCCCGATTCCTATACTGGGGTTGGTGATATGCAGTTCCCTACAAAATATGCGCAAGGGGAGTTGGAATTTTTGGTCCTCAGGGATAACGACTGCAACACCTGGGCCGATTATGGCTACCATATATATGAAGTGACAAGAGCCTACCGGCCCCAGCGCCCGCATGCGATCATGCCGATCTGCTACAAACGGTGCGCGACTAACTTTAACCTGCAACCGTGCACTGGTTATACGCCGTACAGCGTGACGGATAGTCTATAAGTTTGTTCGGGGGAATAGAAAAAGCGCCCTGCGCCGCTTCCCTGGTCACGGAAGCGGCGCAGCGGCCTCGGAGTGCAGGCCAACTATGCAACAGGCGGATAACCCGGCTAACCCCTATATTGACCCCTTTGCGGTCACTGAAACCATTCGCCAGGGCGATACCCTGCTTTACCTGCTTAACTTTGCCGATGGAGCCGGGCCCATCGACATTACCGGCTACCAGTTCGTGTTCACAGTCAAACGCCAGCGAACCGATCCGGACAGCGCCGCGTTAAGCCAAAGTTTCCTGACCGCTATCCCGGGCACCCAGAGCCAGGGCGGTCTCTTGGCCTTTGAAGCCATTACCACGGCGCAATCCAGCTTGATCCCGCCTGAACAACGTTACGTTTTTGATCTGCGTTATATGACGACGGCGCATCAGGTTGGCACCCTGGCCGAAGGCGAGCTCAACGTGCGCCAGCCGATCAGCCAAAATTTGCTGCCGCCTTTAGCGACTTAAGAGATTTTTATGCCAAACGGACTACCACAATCTGGTGCGCCACCCAGCCCCACCGAACGCATTGTGCGGGTGATTAACGTGGGCCAGATCGCCCGGGGTTTACCGGTGGTCTTTAACGCGCTCCCCGGGATTGTGGGCACACCCGGGCCGCAAGGTCCCCCGGGTGATCCGGCTTATACGACCACCGCTAATACCTTTGTGGTACCCGCGGTCAACTCAACCGTGACGGTTACGGTCGGCAACACCGACTGGATGGTGCCCGGTCAGAGCCTCTTTATCCATGGGGCCGGCTATTACACGGTCAGTTCACTCTTTGATGCGACCCACGTTATTGTGATTAATCCGGGTAGCCCCGGCAACGCGATCTCTGGTACGGTGATTGCCGCGAACAGCGGCATCTCGCCTGCCGGCAGCCAGGGCGCGACCGGACCCACGGGCTCGACCGGACCCCAGGGGCCGATCGGGCCAGCAGGGCCGCAAGGGACCGGCATTACCTGGATGGGTTCCTGGAGCGCGGCGACCGCTTACAGCGTTAATCAGGCGGTTACCTACGGTGGCAGCTCTTATGTGGCCGTGGCCGCTTCTACCGGAGTCGTGCCCGGCACCGACGCGACCAAATGGCAGGTGTTCGCTGCTCAGGGGGCAACCGGGGCGACCGGTTCGACGGGCGCGACCGGGCCTGCCGGCCCGGCGGGCGCTGCGGGTACACCCGGCCCGGCCTCGACCAGCAACACCACGGCTAATTTCAGTCAGCCGGCAGTTAACGGCACGGTCACGGTGACCATGGGTAACACCACCTGGATGCCACAGGGATCTATTGTCTACATTGTCGGAGGCGGTTATTACGAGGTGCAGCAGGTCTTAAACTCGACTCAAGCCATCCTGCTTAATACCGGCTATACCGGTAACGCCGCCCAGGGCACCGTGGTTAATACCGGTAGTCTGGTCAGTGCCGGCGGCGTCGCCGGCGCCAGCGGCGCCGCGGGTGCCACCGGGCCGGTCGGGCCCGCCGGACCCAATGGCACCGCCGGCGTTAACGCGTACTCGGTTTTACAAGCCGCTTTTGCGATGCCGCAGATCCAGGCGGCCACCAATATCCAGGTCGATCAAAGCACCTGGATGAGCGCTAACCTGATCGTTTTTATCCCGAGCGCAGGTTATTTCCAGATCACCACGGTCATCAGCCCGACTGCCGTCACCATCCTGAACTTGGGTTATACCGGCAACGCCAGCCCCGGCACCACGATCGCCAGTGGCTCTTATGTGTACCCGGCAGGCGCACCCCAGGTGTTAAACCGGGAATATTACGCCACCGATTTCGAGAACGGCTGGGGCGACTGGGCCATAAACGCTAACGGCGCTAACACGGGCAGCGACCAGACTCAGCCGGTGGCAAGCGTTGACGGGGCGAACGCGTTGGGTGTAGCCCGGATTTATGCCTTGACCGGCGGCACTTCGATCGTAGCCAGCCTGGGCGCATTTATGACGACGCCCGGGCAAGGTAACCCGGGTGGGCCGATCCTCCTCACTGGCAACAACCGGTTCTATTTCCATACCCGGCTAGCGTTAACTAACCTTTCCAATGTCAGCGACCGGTTCATTATCATGCTGGGCCTGGGCGATAACCCGGGGGCAGGGTACGTCTCGAGCCAGAACGCGATCTTTTTCTATTATACCGATAACACCCTGGGCGGCAGCTGGGGTTGTTATTCCCGGGTCAGCAACACCCAGTACGGCAGCATCAATTCGGGCGTGGCGTTGGCCGCGCAAAAAAGTTTTGATTTAGCCTGCACGATCGATAACGCGTTTGCCACTTTCTCGATCGGTCAAGGCGGGGCCGCTCCGGTCCAGGTGGGCCAGATCCCGATCTCGCAACTACCTTTAAACGTGGCCCTGACCCCGTTTATGACGGTCTACAAGACCGCAGGCTCAGGCGGCTACGGCATTATCCGGGCAGACAGCTACGAACAGGAGATGCTCTTTAGCGGGGCCGCTTTCAAGTTCCGGCAACCCGCGATGATCGGGCCACCCGGCCAGAACGCTTACACGGGCACCACCGCGGCTTTTACGACCCCGGCAGTCGGGTCCAACGTGACCGTCACGGTGCAGAGCTCGCTCTGGATCGCACCGGGCCAGACCGTCTATATCCAGGGCGCGGGCGCCTATCAGGTCATGAGCGTGCCCAACGCTCAGCAGATCAGTGTCCAGAACCTGGGTTCGACCGGGAACGTGGCCCAGAACACGGTGATTAACGCCGGCAGTCTGGTCAGCGCTTCGGGCGTAGCCGGGCCCCAGGGCGTGATCGGGCCACAAGGTGCCACCGGGCCCCAGGGAGCCCCGGGCGCAGCGGCCTACACCACCACCACGAACACATTTAACCAACCGTCGATCGGTGCCCTGGCTAATGTGCCGGTCGGCAACGCGCTCTGGATGACCCCGGGTCAGGTGATCTATATCGCCGGCGGCGGTTATTACACCGTTAGCAGTGTCCCCAACCAGCAGAATGTTAGTGTTACTAACTTAGGTTATGCCGGCAACGTGGCACCCGGCACGGTCGTGAACGTTAACGAACCGATCAGCCCGGGCGGTATTCAAGGTTCTACCGGCGGCCCGATCCCGACCGGGACAGTCCTGGATTTTGCGGGCCCGAGCGCGCCGGTAGGGTTTTTGATGTGTGACGGCAGCGCGGTCAGCCGGGCTACCTATGGCGCTTTGTACACGGCCCTGGGCGGCGCGAACTCGCCCTGGGGTCAGGGTGACGGTTCGATCACGTTTAATCTGCCGGATCTGCGCTCGCGCGTCAGTATCGGTGCCGGCCAGGGTAGCGGGTTAACCAACCGGGCGCTGGCGGCAGTGGGCGGGGTCGAAACCGTGACCTTGCTCCTGTCCCAGATCCCGAGCCACACACATCCTTACACCTGGACTGATAACGGCCACAACCACCAGTTTAACGATCCATCGCATCGGCACCAGTACACGTGGCCTTACGGATCTGGCACGCAATGGCAGGCGGGCTCAGGCTGGGGTTTTCAAGCGGACAATACCACTTACAGCGCTACCGGGGGTTACAACAGCCCCAGCGGATCCGGGATCAGTTTTTCGCTGGGTAACTCCGGTGGCGGCGGCGGCCACGAAAATATGCCGCCTTTTGTCGCGCTCAATAAAATCGTAAAAACTTAAGGTCTATGGCTTCACTTTTAGTTTTTGTACAGAGCGAGAACAATCCTAACGCGCTGGCGGCGCAGCCCAGCGAACGTACCCGATACTGGATTCACGATAACGGCAACAACACGTTCACCGCCGGCGTATCGGTGTTGAGCGGTGCCGTCACCCGAAGCATCCCATTAGGCGAAGAATATTCGAGCTTGGAGGCAGCCAAGAGTGGTGCGCAGAATGACTGGAATTTAGGGACTAGACCCTAAGCGCTTGGAAGAAAGGAAAAATTATTATGCCCGGAAAACCAAAGGGGACCGTCAAAGGCAAACGTACCACCCCGGCCCAGCAAAAATTGATGGGCGTCGCGCGCGCCATGCAAAAAGGCGAGGTGCCCCGCAGCTACAGCAAAGAAGCCAGTAAAATCGCCAGTACGATCGCGCCCGCCGATTTACACAACATCGCGAAAAAGCCTAAGGGCGGCTTTAGAAAGAAAGGTAAAAAATGAGCGCCACCGATCCGTATATTCCGCCGGTTAAAAAAAGGGGCGGCACCAGCAGCACGATCAAAACCAGTACCACGACCGGTGCTTTTTCCAAGGTGACCGTAACCGGGCCGCCTAAAAAGATCGGGGCGATGTCACGCGACCGGAGCTGGGATCCGTTAAACCCTGCACAAAAGGAAAAACAGAACTGCTAAACGTTATGGCTAAGAAAATCAATTTAGGTACGCCGCCCCCGCCGGAGCTCAGTCAAGCCGCCGGGCCGCCTCCGCCGAGCCCGGGCCCGAGCCCGAGTGGCGGCGGTGGCAGCGATAGCGGCCTGGGTGCCGCCGAAGATCTGGGCGCAGCCCAGGGAGCTAATCTGGATTACCCGGAACTACACGTGAGCGGGCTGGATCCAGAAAGCGGGATTGGGGATCTGCCGGATGAAGGCGATGCCCATATGCATTACAAGGTGATCGATCGGGGTAAACGCACCGAGAAACACGGACCGCATAAAGGCAAAGAACGACATCACGTCTCGATGGAGATCCATCATATGACGCCCTTAGGAGGCGCGTCGAAGACCGGCTCGGCGCAGGGCGATAGCGATAACGAAGCGCGTACTGCGGCCAAAAACTTCTTTGAAAGCGAAGACCAAGGCAGCCCCGAAGAAGAACCCGGGATTGAGACCGAGCCGCAACCTCAAGGGCGCTCCGGGCCGCCGGAACCGGCCAAGAAAAAGAAAAAGCCATCTGAAACCATGAGCCAGATTCCAGGTTAAAATTATTCTCTTAAAGCACGGTAACGGTGCTGTTGATTCCAAACACGATGACAAGTTTTGCAGTACTGACTCCCATCTGGCTTGCGCACGTTCCAACGGAGCGTGCTAAAATCACGCGTCAACATACCAGCCTCATCGTGCCCAAGCGGGCACGGTGGGGTCAAGCCGGAAAGGGGGTGGGTTATCCTGCAAGCCGCTGATATTTTTCCGGATGTCCAGGAGGTCATCGGTCGCTGCGACTCGGCGTATGTGTTTCGCCTGATGTCTGACGCTATCGAGGCGCTTGCTAATAAGGCCCCTCAAGGATCCGGTCCGACGTGGCAACCATTGCTAATCTACGTTAATATTCCTACGACGCAGGGCTATTACGTCACACTTCCCTCACAAGTGGAAACCTGCTTGCGGGTCAACCTTAATAAAAATCCGGCGTTCCCGCGAGCCCAGCTTTACGAATTTAGCCAAAACGGGCCCGGGAGCGATGACCGGGAACTGGGCTGGAGCTGGCAGGAACGCGGCGATACGCCTTTGCAACAGCCTATTGCTTTCCCAGCCCAGTTGGGCGTAGTCGCGTCCATGGCCAACGATGCCGGGTTAGCCCTAAACGCTTTATGCGTGCTCCCGGATGGCACCGAACAATGGGTGACCTACGTGATGGGGCCTACGTTGCGTGCCAGCGGCCCCACGAACGTGACCGATATCGCGATGATCTCTAAGCCGCTCACGACTGGCCCGGTGCAACTATTCACTTCTGGCAACATTTTATTAGCCAGTTATCAGCCCAATGATCTCTCGCCGGTCTTTCAACGGATCAAGCTAAGCGAGAAAGCCGTCGCGGTCCGGATCCTGGCCAAGCGCCGCTCGGCCAGGGTCAGTCAACCGACCGATATCATCCCGCTCAACAGTAAACTGGCCATTGTGCTGATGGCCAAAGCCATCAAATACTACAAAGAAGATCATTTCCAGGAAGCGGCCACCTGCGAGCAGCGCGCGATAGGTTTCCTGGAAGAAGAACAGAATTCCCGGCTCTCTTACAGCCCGCTTTCTTCTAATCTGGATCAGGCCCAGGCGATCTCAGCCAATATTCGCAACCGGGATACCTTGATTGTGGCTGATGTGTACGATGAAGCCACGGAAGTGTTTGGCCCGGTCGGCAGAGCACAGATCTTTGACGAGATCACCACCACGATCGAGCTGTTGGCTAACAAAACCCACTGGGATCCGTTAGTCGGCTACATCGATATCTGTGTCCAGAACGTGGACAGCAACTACTACGTGACCTTGCCGCGCTTCATCGATCAGGTAATCGCGATGAATATTAACGGCATCCCGGGCGATTTCCGCTCTAAATGGTTCGAATTTCACTTAAATGGCTTGGGCACGAGCGATACGAACAGACCGTGCACGGGCTGGGAGGAAGTGGGCGAGGTGTGCACCACGTTTCAGTGGCCGGACCCGGTTAACATGGTGGCCGTACCCGATTTCCCCAGTGATAACGAGGCCCATTTTCGGATTTACGGCTTAGATGCGACCTATCGTCCCTTAACGATGCCGGACGGCAGCGCTGGCATCATTTTACCGTGTGTGGCGGGCTCCTTTGCGTTGCCTAGCTACGGCCAAGCACCGATTTTAACCATTGACCGGATCGAAAAAGCCCAAACCCAGGGCTTTGTTAGTCTTTATGCGACCGATGGCGCTAACCCGGGCCCCTTAATTGGTTATTATTGGCCCGAAGATACCGAACCGATCTATCGCCGGATCAAATTAGGCGCTAAAGCGGCTCTGGTCAGGATGCGATACCGGAAAAGGTGGACCAAAATCGCTTCTTTGACCGATCCGATTCCCTTACGAAGCCGGCTAGCGCTGATCTGCGCCTTTAATGCTGTTAATTCGGCGAAAAGCGACCCGGATAAGTCTAACACAGCCTTAAATCAGGCTCTGGGTTACCTAAACGACGAATGGCGGGTAGCGCACCCGCGTGAAAACGCCCGGATCCAGATAAATTCGCTTACTTACGGCGGCGCATTCAGTCCGATGACGTGAAAGACAATAAACAAGGCGCAGCGGTAGCTTCTGAGGCCGATTGGTCGCTCGGAGTCGACTCCTACACCCATTTTTCGCGGATTGGTAAAGGATATTATTGCTGGGGCTTTAACGTAGTTAACCGGGGCGGGATGCTGCAGACCAGACCGGGCAAATCATTGATTTTTACGTTACCAATGGCCGGGATCCCGCAAGGCATCAAGCTTTTCCGGCCCACGCAATCTTTCGGCATGGAATGCATCGTGTGGGCGATGGGCGGCAACATTTATATGAGCCGCTACCCGTTTACCACCTACCAACTGGTCACCGGGCTCACCTTTTACGATAAGGCGCCCATGGTCACCTTCTGTGCCGGGATCAAGGTCAGCTCGCTTAACCCGGACGGCTCATTAACCATCGTCAGCCAGCCGTACAACGTGCTCATCATCCAGGACGGCTACACCGCGGCGGGCGTGTTCGACGGCGCGGGCCCGCACGGGTACCATATCTACGGGGGCGCGCCCGGCTACGGTACCCCGATGGGTTTGCACATGGCCTGGAGCGGGAACCGGCTCTGGGTCGCGCGCGAAAATCAGGTGTTCGCTTCCGATTACCTGGATCCTCTCACGTTCAGTGATTCGACCTATCTGGCCACCGCGGACAACTTCCAGTTGCCTTACGAATGCACCGGCATGATCGAAACGCCCGATGAACGCACCCTGTTAGCTTTCTGTGATCAAGCCGTAGTCAGTTTTCAATCCCAGATCGCGGATCGGACCATGTGGCAGAACGTGACCGATTTTCAGAAGATCATCGTACCTAACACGGGTGCGCTCGCGCCCCGCTCGATCTTTAACCAGTACGGGACCACGTGGTTTGTAAGCGAGTTCGGCCTGACTAACATTAATATGGCATCGGCGACCAATGTCACTGACCGGTTGCCGCCGCTGGACATAGAAATGATCCGGTCCAAAGACAATCTGTCCAGTGATCAGACCAAGATCTGCGGAGGCACCTTTGAAAATTTCGCTTTTCTGGGCGTGCCCGCCGGCAGCCTGAAAAACCGCCATACCTGGATTATTGACGCGGCACCGCAGAGCCGTCTCGGCCAACAGGGGGCCCAGAACGCTATTGCCAGCTGGGCCGGCGCCTGGACCGGTACCTACCCGATCGAGTTCACGACCGGCATTGTGCAGGATGCTAAACGTTGTTTTGAACTGGCTTATTCCTGTACCCAGAAAGACGGCTCCAGCGTGCATATCTGGGAGAATTTCATGGGGCAACGCTGGGATTATAACCAGACCCCGATCTCTTGCATGGTCGAGCTGCGTTGTTTTGATTTCGGGACCGACTATTACAGGTTCAGGTACGCCGAGGTCGATCTAGCCGAGATCTGGGGCGAGGTCCATTTTGAGATCTGGTACGCCGGAATCAAAGGCCAGTATTATCCGATCGGTTCCAAAACGATAGAAGCCAAGATCGGCATTTTCACGCCCGAGTTGGAGATCGTCTATAACAACGATCCGCTGACCGATACCATGCTGCGCTCTTACCGGCCCCAGACCCGCACTATCCGGAGCGAGGAAATCTCCGGGTCGCCCAGTGAAGCGCCTGACGGCAACCTGTGCTCGGTCGAAAGCGTTTACGGCACCAATATCGATAAAGGCTTCCAGATTATGTTGCGCTGGACCGGCGTGTGTGGCGTGCGTCAGGTCCGGATCTATGCCGAGCCATATTTCGAGCCCGGCATAGGCACGTGCGAGCCCGATGAGACCGGCCAGACCAATGTCCTGGAAGAGATCGGCTACCTGCCTAATCCGCCGATCTGCGCGCCGCCTATCCCGGTCGCGGTGATCAGTCCGCTGTACCAGCTTTTAACCACGGGTAGCCCGCAGATTGCCGGCCAATACGAGCTCTACTGGCTGGCCAGCGGCACGCCGCAAGCCCCGGCGGTAGTAACTAAATTGGCCACCTGGGTTTTGGGCCAAGACGTGATTGACGGGCTGGCGATCGATTACTCGAGCTATGTCACCCAGCAACATGGCACCCAGACATTTCTGTGGATTTTTCGCTACCTGTCCGGCACGGCCACTAGCCCGGTGATCAAGACAACTTCGGTTACGCCGATCGGCAACATCGCGACCGGGGTCGCCAACACGTTCAGCCTGCTCGGGTTAAACACCTTTTATTTTACTGTTTCCGATTGTCAGCATACCCAGTACAAGGCCACCGACACTTCTACCCCACAACCGGTGGTCAGCGGCAAATACTTGGTCGACACCACCCATTACCGGACTGACACCTACGCCAATGTTAACGACCCGGCTAATTACCATGGTGTGATCAGTTACCCGAGCCTGGGCCTGGAATTGTGGCAACTCTTAACCACGTACGATCCCGGCACGCACAATGTGACCAGCCAGACCCAGTCTTTGCGCGCTGTTTACTGGGAAGGATCCGGGTTCACCATCGGCGTCGTCCTGGATATAACCGGCGCCCTGGACCTAACCCAGTTTCCTTTGGTGCTGACTATTTTGCGCAAAGGCGAAGCGCCGGTAGGTAAACAGACTGACGCCTGGGCTTATGCCGGCGCTGGCAACATGCAGATCGGGATAACTGACGCGACCGATCTGACCCAGGTCAGTCACGTGGTGCCGCCGGCCAGTGACCAGTTACCCGGGATCTGGCCGATCATAGGCAAGCCCGGCCTGATGTTTAATTCGGTGCAGGTGACCAACCCGACCTTGAACGAGGTCGAGCTGGCTTTGAGCCCGGCAGGCGCCCAGGCGACCATGGTCGGGTTTTACTGGCCCGGCTGGGATTACGGGATCGGGCCTACGGACGCCTTCTTTGCGGGCCCGAGCGGGATTGAAATCTGGGATAACGCTAACAATGTATTGCAACGTTTTACTTACCAGACGGATTTCGGGCCGGACGGCAATAAAGCGGTCCAGCAATACCTCGATCTGACGGCGTTGTGCAAGCTGCACACCCAGATCAAACTGGTCCGGTTCAGTTACTTTGGCGGTGCGACTAAACAAGTCTATGTAGACCAGAGCGCGACCGCGGCACCCTTTGAACTCGGGGAAGCGACTATTATCGGGGCGCGTTACCCGACTGATGCGATTATTACCAGCGTCAACACCGGCGCCGGCACGAACAATCACCAGATCGGCCTGACTACGGCGGTGACCGGCAGCTACAA